CTTAAATGTTGCTCTAAAACACCGCATTGATACAGCATTTTTTCAAATCATTGAGTTGCCTCCTGGCCAACGTACAGATTTACAAAGAATGTGGCGTGTGGCTCGCGGCCGTTGGAATGAGCTAGACATAGAACTAATTGCTTGCCGCAGGCAAAACAGGCGTACCCCACGATATCAAGACATTGAAACTGACCTGTTAGAACGCATGGAAACTATTGAAAAATACATAACTTTTGGGTTATTGACAAAATAAGGTAATTAAAGTATAATAGTATATTATGACATTACTGTTCCTTGACACAGAATTTACCGATTTCCCCGAAAGCGAATGCGACTTGATTGCAATCGGTCTGGTAGCCCAAGATGGCCGGGAATTTTATGCTGAATTGACAGACTATAGACAAGAAGCCTGTAGCGGGTTTGTCATCGAAACGGTGTTACCATTATTAAAGCAACATAAGAATCGAGTCGAAGGAACCCACTGGGAAGTGGCCCGGGAACTTAACGAATGGTTGCAACCTTATGAACAAGAGTGTACCGTTTGCTTTGACTACAGCACTGATTGGTATTTGATGCAGAAGGTATTGTTGATGTTGCCTGATGAAGATCTTCCTGACTTTTTAACAACCAAGAATATCTGGGGCGATTTAGATCAAGATGCATTAGATTGGTTTTGGAAAGAGCGAGATTGTATTGGATGGAAACCGCACATGGCATTATATGATGCTCATGCCAATATGTTTGCATATAAACCATTGGTGAGGGAAAGAAATGTATAAAGTATATTGGACCGATCGAGATGGCAAGCCAGACGCAGAAGAATTTAGTGACTTAACTGTAGCCTTAAAGGTAAGTCACTCGTTACGCAACGATGGATTTGAACATGTAGTAATGTCAAGCCAGGTTAAAAACAACGTAGGTAAACTCGGGGTTGATAGTGTTGTTGATGGTGTGTTGCCCGATGGTAATGTTTACGAATGGAAGATGCGGAGAACACAATGAAAATGTATATTTGTATTAAGCAGGATACACCTGTTGGTATGGCAATGAATGCCGCGGCACATGCTGGATTAATGTGTCACTTAGAATTTAATTCCATGCCTGACTATCAAGAGTGGCTGGCAAAGTCATTTAAGAAAGTTACTTGTGCAGTAACAGACGCAGAGTTTGCTATGCTTAAACAGCTAACTGGTAAGGTTATTGTAACTGAAAGCCGTATGGACAATGCTGAATTAGCTATTGTACTTACTCCTCGACAGTCTAACGAGTGGCCTGAATTTGTAAACCTATTGAAACTTTGGAAATAAAATGGCTAATATTAAAATTAATGGTAAAGCAACAAAGATTAAAAAAGCGGCACCCCGCAATAGTTTAATGCTCGACGAAAAGTACGTAGGTGAGGAACCAGTCTGGGATACCGAACGTGCAAAAGACATGCCATTTGAACAGTTTGATCACTTTATGCGTAAGAGTTTAAACTATTATAATTACTTCTTTAGTCAAAAGGACTTAAAGAAATATGTAGTGGAGTGGATGAAAGAAGTTAAGGACTTTGACAAAGACGAAATACGTGCATTTGAACGTGCCGGAGATCGCACAATAACAATGACCACTTGCGGACTTATTATGGCGCACCGTCAAGGCATGCCATTGCAAGAACGTCACCTTGAATATATCGACATTGACATTATTAAAAGCATTGCCGGTGGCCCAGCGGAAGAAGAAGTATTAGACGTTGTAGTAGAAGCACCTAAAGCATACGTTCCTACTATTCAAGATCGTATGAATGAAAAAACAGCAGACACCATTGGTGAATTAGAAGGGCACTACGATGAGTTTATTAAAAATATCAAGTATAGCTTTAAGCCTTATGATTATTTTGTGGCTAATAATGTCGCTCAATCTCAATTAAGTAAATACGAAGCAGTTTATCAAGCTCGTTTTGATGAACTTAAACTAGCATTTGAAAAGACAGACGAGCAAGTAACTGAAGGATATAGTCATTATAAATCTGCAGACTTTAAGCGCATCTTTGCTTTCCTAGATCAAATCTTAAACGACATTATCCAATATCGTGGCCTGAAGAAAGCAACTAAGAAAGTACGTGCTCCTAAATCTGTCAGCAAAGAGAAAGTAGTTAGTAAGCTCAAGTATGCTAAAGAAGATAAAGTCCTGCGTCTGATCAGTATTAATCCCGCAGATATCATTAGTGCTCAAGAACTATGGGTTTATAACACCAAAACACGCAAGCTAGGCAAGTATATAGCTGACAGTTTAAAAGGACCTCTAAACGTCAAAGGAACCGGCATTATTGGCTTCGATGAGCACAAATCCATCACTAAAACACTCCGTAAACCTGCCGATACGTTGAAAGACTTCGCTAAAGCTACTAAGATACAATTACGTAAGTTTATGGAAGATATCAAAGCAACTGAAACAAAACTCAACGGTCGTATTAGTGCAGATGTGATTTTATTAAGAGTACAATAACCTACTACTCCGTTATCGGTAATAAATACTAGATAACGGAGTAATAAATGACAGCAGGTCTAACACCTTTTACAGGTAACGTAACTAACGAAACTGGGTTTGATGCCAATAATAATGTAATTACGGCTAGCTTGTACAACCCAGCAACCGGAACAGGTGCAGGTGAAATTGCATTCTCCGGTAATCCAACAATAACAAATCCTGGAGTTCAAGATCCAAATTGGCAGTTTGGTAATACAACTGACAGTATGCGAGCCAGCATTATAGACTATATTCGTATGCGTTTAGGCGATGGCATTGTTGACGTTGAATTAGAAAACGAACACTACGAAATGGGCATCAATCAAGCTCTGATCAAGTACCGTCAAAAAGCACAAAACGCTACAGAAGAAAGTTACTGTAGTTTGCAACTGCTCCCAGAAACACAAGAATACATATTACCAAAAGAAATTAGAGGCATTCGCCAAATCTTCCGTCGCGGCATTGGTAATACTTCTGCTAGTCAATTTGAACCATTCAGTTCGGGTTATTTAAACACATACATGTTGACTGCGGGTCGTGTTGGTGGATTAACCAACTACGAATTATTTGTTGACTATCAAAAATTAACAATGGTAATGTTTGGTGGCCACATTAACTTTACATTTAATCCAGTTACCAAGCGACTAGTTATTGCTCGCAAAATGCCGTGGCAAGGCGCTAATCCAGACCTACACGAAATTGAATCTGTGTTGTTATGGATCTTTAATGACAAACCAGACCAAATGATTTTTAATGATACATTTGCTTTTCCGTGGATTCAAGAATATGCCTACAGCTTTTGTAAGCGCATACTAGGGGAAGCACGTAGTAAGTTTAGTCAAATTGCTGGACCGCAGGGCGGATCAGCATTAAACGGTGATGCTCTTAAACAAGAAGCTGCAACCGAAATGGAAAAACTCGAAGACGACCTAAGAATGTATGTTGATGGCTCGCAACCACTGACTTGGTTAATGGGATAGTTGACTTAACCCATTAAGTATGTAATAATGCTCCTATAACATGGAGCATTTTTATGATCATTGGCGTTTGCGGGTTTATTGGTTCGGGTAAAGACACTATTGCTGACTACTTGGTTGGCTTTGAAGGATACCGTCGTGATAGTTTTGCTGGCACACTTAAAGATGCAGTGGCAGCAGTATTTGGGTGGGATCGAGAACTGCTAGAAGGACGAACTCCGGAAGCTCGTGCTTGGCGCGAACAAGTGGATGCATGGTGGGCCACTAGATTAAATATGCCCAACTTAACTCCACGTTGGGTACTACAATACTGGGGCACAGAAGTATGTCGCAAGGCATTCCATGATGATATTTGGATTGCTGCTCTGGAAGCACGCCTAGCACGTCGTAGTGACGATACTGTTATTAGTGATGTGCGTTTTCCCAATGAAATCCAAAGTATTCGTAATACAGGCGGTAAAATTGTATGGGTCAAGCGTGGGCCATTACCAACCTGGTACCACTTGGCTAAAAATGCAAACTCGGGAGAAGCTCCTATTGCACGTCAGATGCTTGATGACTTGGGTATTCACGTTAGTGAAACTGCCTGGGTAGGCACAGAGTTTGATATAGTGATTGAAAACAACGGTACCATTGACGAATTGTACACCAACATTAAAAATCTGGTACTATAGTAGCGGGTTTCCATCCAAGCCTACTTTTAAATACTTCTTGCTGGCAGTTTAAGCATATTGTTTTTAAATTAGTCCAGTTGTTATTCTTTAAGTTGCCGTCTACGTGAAATACTATGCTTTGACTAGCCAACGTAAACTTAAAATTGCATTTCTCACACCGGTCGGTTTTTTTGTAACCCGAACGTTGCCATGCTGGTGGGTTTGGCTTTAACTTCTTTCCCTTCCTTATACAACTAGAACATAGTTTTCTGTAATGTGTTATGCCATCACGTTTATAGTTGACGGCAACAGGGTTGGTGTGACACGAAGGGCATAGTTCTCTGGTAGACATACTGTATTTAGCACCATTTAAACACACAAACCTTTGCCAAGGCACCTATAACCGCCACATTTTATACCTTTATAATAAATAACTGTAACATGTATTTTAAAGGAATATAACCATGGCACTAGTATCCCCAGGAATTTCGATTTCCATAAACGATCAAAGTCAATACGTTAATGCTAACGTAGGCTCAGTACCACTAGTAATTTTAGCAACAGCACAAGACAAGACATACAACGGTGCTCCTGCTACAGGTACAAGTAAGGCTAACGCAGGTAAGTTATTAGCGTTCAGCGGTCAACGTGACCTAGTAACACAAATGGGCACACCAACTTTCCAGATTAGTTCTTCTGGTACACCAATTAACGGTAGTGAAATTAACGAATACGGTTTAATGACAGCATATAGCGCATTAGGCCTAAGTAATCAGTTATTTGCTATTCGTGCCGATATTGACTTAGACCAGTTGATCGGAACTAGTGTTCGCCCGGACAGCCCACCAGCTGACGGAACATACTGGTTAGATACTATCAACACAGTTTGGGGTATCAACGTTCTTAACGCCACAACAAATACATTCAGCTCAGTAACTCCGTTGAGTATTACTAATGCTGCTCAAGTATACAACGACAATAACTTTGCATACAACGTACCAACACCAATTGCTTCAGTTGGTAATGTTGGACAATATGCAATGGTATTAGTTAATACAGACGGCACAATCCCAACTGTTATCCGTTTATTTTATAAAGCTAGTGCTAACAGCGTTGGTTTAAACAATACTTGGGTACAAGTTGGTTCTGCTAACTGGCAAAATTCTTTACCTGTAGTAACTGGAACTATTAAGAATCCAACTATTACAGCAAGTAGTACATTAACTATCAACACTATTACAGTAACTACAAGCTCAACTACTACCGTGGCAGCATTAGCAGCAAGTATTAATTCTGCTAACATTCCTGGTGTTAGTGCCGCGGCAGTTGGTGGACAATTAGAATTGTTTGCAACTAGTGCCGCTGCAAGTACTGGTGGTTCAGCAAACGGTAAGATTACTTTAACTGATGGTACTAATACTCCATTGGCAAACTGTGGAATTACAGTTGGATCATACTATTGCCCATACTTGTTCTACGGTTCGTTTGCTCAAGCCCCAACTGGTGGCTGGTATTCAACTGATACACAACCACGTCCAAGTGGAAGTATCTGGTGGAAAACAACTAGTACTGGTCAAGGCTTTAATCCAGTATTAACTCAGTATAGTTCAGCATCTGGATCATTTGTTCCAGTTACTGTTCCGTTATACGCTAATGCGACTATTGCAATCAATGCCGAAGATCCAGTTGGCGGTGGCGCAAATATTGCTGCTGGTACTACTTTTGCTCAGTTCAGTCTTGCTGATACTACATCAAACAATTTTAAATTTACTCCATTTACAGGACAACCTGTTATAGGTACTGGTGGTACACCTAGTACATTTACAGCCGGTAATAGTTATACTGTTCAATCAACAGCACCGGGTACAGCAGCATTTGCATCAACTACAATTACATTGTCTGGCACTACAGCAACAAGTTTTGTAAGCGATTTATTAGCGGCAAACATTCCGTATGTTACTGCTAGTGTAAATGCCAATGGTACTATTAGTATCTCGCATACATCGGAAGGACAAATTCTTCTTACTAACGTAACCGGAACTCCATTGACTGCAGCAGGTTTTGTAAACGGACAAGGCTCTGGATTTACTATTCGTACAATCACTGGTCAAGTTATTATTACTAACATTACTAACAT